CTGGCGAATGCGGGGTTGTCATGCCCGACACGTCTTAATTCCCCGTAGGGATGCGTGCGCTGCTAGGATCACGCTTAACGCGCAGGAGCCGGGCTCAAGTTGAGTCCGAACTGATGCTCGTAGAGCTTGCGCAAGAAAGCCGGGTCAGGCCCGACAATCGTTCCATCGGTCGTCGACGTGGTGTCGACAACCATGGGGGGATTACCCGGGGTACCAATAGTACCGGTGGTCGTGGTCGTCAGATCGACGTCCTCGACCACATCCGGGCTGGGGGCATGCTGCTCGGGCGTTGCGGCGCCCGAGTTGACTGACATGTCCTGGAAACTATCCAACAACCGCTTAAGAGTCGCTGCGCGACGCTTTTCAGCCAGCGACAAGGGCGCTGGGAGTGCGGTAACACCGTTGGGAGTTAGAGCAATGCTTAGATTTAACGCATTGATCGTCGGCCCGAAGGTGTTGTTGGTGTAGAATCCATCCCCAGGGGTTCTGATCTCAATGATCTTCTGCCCTGATTCACGACTGACCGTGGTATCGATCCAGTCGTTGGACCCATTGGAAAATGACTTGGCGGTGCCGGTAAAGGTGAAAGTGGTAGCCGTCAGACTAGAACCTGTGTGTGACCATATCACCGCGTAAACACCTGGAGTCCCGAAGGTGACGTACGAAGTCGTCGCCCCGAGAGGGTTCACGTTCTGAATGGTGACTGGTACGTTGGCTCCGGTGCCAACGCCGTTCTGTCCGGGGATCCACGTCTGGCCAAACCGGTACAAGTGCGACTGTTCAGTTGTTGTAAACTTATAGCCGAACACGCCTCCACCCACTCCCGGATCCTCGAGAGCGGGGGACATAAACTCAACTTCGAATTCCACTTCGTGGAATCCGTAAGTTGTACTCGCGGACAAAGCCCCGAGAGTCCCGATGTAGATTTCACCGGCAAACGCCCATCGGTCGGAGTCACGACTCGGGTCGCAGTACAACCAGTCCGAAAAGAACTGGGACCCCGCTATGGTCAGCGAGGCCGGCTCGTAAACCGCATGAATGCGGTTAGCCTTGTATGCCATCACTTTCGCCAACAGATTGTTGGCGAAGGTGTTGCTCAAGTTGTCTTCAACGTCGTTGTCACACGCCATGAAGAGAGAACCCGGAGTGTTTGATCCCACGGATGGAGTATACTTCAGCGTAATACGCTTGAAGCGAAACTTCTCAAACAAGGTGGAATAGCGCGCAAGGCGAGTATTCACACCAAGATTGAAGAGGGTTTGCGGATTGATTTGAATCTGCGTCAGCACCAAGGCTGCCGTAGGGGCAGTGGCCGTAGTAGTGAAAACAGACAAAAAGTCGCTACCTTTAACCGAAGTGGTGGCCGCGCCGGTGAAGTAAGACCCACTGCGCCCGCTATAAGCAGCAGGGGTAGGCTTCTTCTGCGGTTTGGTTTTCGGTTTGGGTTGCGGCTTCTTGGCGGTCGGCTTGCGACCGACTTTCTGCTTCGACTGCTTTGGCTTAGGCATGGTAGGCGAGCGTGAAGTCAATTGCGCGTGGAGATAGTGTGTGTGGTAGGTAACAAAACAGGTAATTACGTATAATAGCTGTGGTGCGCCCGCCGCCCTAATCCCGGGGTCGTGAACCCTATTTGCGGTCGGGAAAGATTTCCGCTTAACCGTAATCTCTACGGGCCATAACGGCCCACATGGGATGACGGCTGAAGCTGCCCACTGTTATCTCCTGAACGTGGGCATAGAAATCGAGAATCTCATCCGGAGAGACATCGTACCACATAGCATTGATGCGGACGGTCTCAACGGGCGGAGCAAAGCCTCCCTGAGTCTTCCAGCGCTCAATCGCTGCAGGCTCGATCACCGTCGCGTGCGGGTGCGCGGCAATGATCTTCTCGTACCAGCTCTTAATGGGCGCTGGGTTTGAAAACGAGAGCATGCTTTTAGCGACCGACACGAGGTGACGCGACAGAGCTTCGTGCAACGTCAACGTCGCGCGAGCTTCCCCTTGCAACCGTTGGGTAACGCGGGGATCTGTCAGCGTTTTCGAAATCTTGAGCAATCTGCTGAGAAGAGGGGCCCACACCCATGCCACTTCCGGTTTGCCAAACACGGTATCAGTGGCCACCGGCCCAATAGGACCGGGTAACGCATAATGGATGGGGTACCAGAGGCCTTTGAGGAAGGAAGGAGGACAGAGTGACAGACCAAGGTCTTGACGGTGGCCGGAAGTTAACTTCAGGACCAACGTTAGACCGGTCTGCGCGAAAAGGGTCTCGACTTCGGCAGCATTTCGAATGTCCCGTGCTGCGGCCATAACGTGAAGCCAGCCCCCTGCGACACCCAAGCTGTTGCCAACTGTGGTGTCCACACCTCCTGTGTTCCTCTCCGCCTGACGGCGGAGGACAATCTTCTCGCCATTCCCGTTGCGCAACGCCAAAGTGCACGGAGCACTGGCATTGGCTCGGAGAAGCGCGATGTCCTCCTCAGAGCAACCAGCGTCGAGCAGCACTCGCCACTCGAACTCCAAGGCATCCTTGCGGACGCTATGGTCGTTCTGTCGGATGTCCCCTTCGTAAAACCACAGCTTCGACCCATCGTTAATAACGACCACACTGTCATCTCCGGCGACGATGATGTGGACGCCAACCCTGTCAATAGCGAGGTGGAACCAAGCCGACAACTCCTCTGCAGTTCGCCCGGCACCGTACGTAACGGTAACCGGAGCGAGGAGCTGAAAACAGATCTCGGAGTTATAGAGCTCGAGCATAGCAACCACCCTAAAAGTGAAATACTGCTTGATTCTCTCCGAGGCCTGATATATGGCCGGGCCCAATCTCACCGCTACCCTCGGGTCAACAGCATGAATCGGTCTCGGAACCCACTCGGGTTTCAACAAGACTTCATCTGCTTTGATGTTGACCTTGATTGAACGAACCAACTTGTGAAGCGGACTAAGAGGGTCCTGAAGGTTCGCTTGGAAAGCGGCTAGATAACGTCTCAACTTGGCTGGGTCACAATGAAGCAACCACCACCTGAAACCTTCCTCGGAGTAAGGATTGGGATATTCAAACACCCCACCGAACTCCTGGCGGTTATCAAAATCGATCGAACCATAGCGTTCGGGATCAGAGCACGCGTCACAATCGGCCTGCAAACAGCCGTCAACATGGTAACCGCCCAACAAAGGGTAGTTGCCAAAGGTGACAGCAGGTAGGCCTTTCGCGGCTGTCCCTATAATAAGGAACAGCTGGTGTTGAAGCCAAAGCTTGGATGATCGGTTAAGAAGAGCGTAAACGCCTCGCCAAACCGCCTCACGGCAGTCTGGTTCCGGGATTGGCACCGCCTTGGCAAGGCGATGTGTAACGATGGCGCGCATGTTTGGGCCGGACAAAGCCGGCTTATACATGGGCCAGTTGTGGCCGAAGACGCAGTATTGCCCTCCACGCTCTGGATAGGCAGGGTCGGACTCTGCAAAACTCATCTCACCACTCAACGTGACCGTCGGGTCAGTCGGAGGGAGCGCGCGCTGGCCCACAGTATCTGAAGGAACAAATTCACGACCCACGATCGCATCAGGATAGAGTGCCACGATGTCATCATCAATGACCGCATCTTCACCTGAAGGTCTGTCGGTGTGGAATTGCCTGTAGAACAAGTCAACATATTCACGGCCCAGCCGGGGTTGGATACCCAACGAGCGACACAGTTTCAGGACGATCGAAAGGGCACCAACACCCGCCATAGGCGTTGTGACGTTCAGCGACGACTTCTTATAAGTCACCACCGAGTTGAACAAGATGTGCGTCAGGAGCGCAGGAGTAAAGGGCAACTGGCTTAAGCCAAAATGGGCGAGAGCGCGAAGCGCAATCACACCCATAAAGGTCGGAAGCTGTTTGCCACCAGAGGCAACGACCTGAGGTAGGTAATCGGCAATCGAGAACACCGTTGAAGCGAAACCGGGCCACAAACCAGAGAATAGTCGTTTAACGACTTCTTCAATGGTAGGGGCGACGATCGTGACTGCGGGTTCTTTGACGAGAACATGTTTCAGGAAGTCTTTGGTTCGACCCCACCAACCGCCGTGAATGCATGACATAGTCACGGGGCGGCGGTAGCGGAGAGCAACATAAAAAGACACGAGAAGAGCGAGGTAACCTAGGGACGGCAAGATTTTACTCGCCATTGGTACGTCGATCGAAGCTTGAGAGTCGTTGTACGTATGAAACGCGTCCGCATGGGTCGCGCGCATAGACAACATCGAAAGGGCGTCTGCTGAAGCATTCGCTGTCATGGCAAAATCCTTGGTCGCGCGCTAAGAGCTCGCCGATGTGTTTCAGCAATCCGGAAAAAGCAAAGAACGCTCGGCGGCGCGTCGACAAAAAGAGTTTAGCCTCCTTAAGATGTGCTCTCTTAAACTCAACCACCTTCATGGGTAAACCATACTTGATATTGACAATCCACCAATGTATCAGAGATTCAGCAAGAGGTCCGCATCCCCAAGAGCGGGCCTTCTTCATCATCTCATCAAAATCAGGGATGTCAAGTTCAAGGCGCATCGTCCGTTTAAAGACAAGCGCAGAAGGTTTGTGAGTCATCTTCGACCTACGGAACTCGACAGCGTTGTAGACATTAATCTTGTCCGTACCCATCGTGTTCCACGTCTTAGCTATCGACCAAGTGTAACCTTGCCCGGTGCCTTGCTGATGCATAGCATCGCAGGCCGGGTGATCCTCATAGGGAGGATTAACCGGATCAGGTAACCACGAAATCGTGTCACCTCGGCGCATCCACGTCGCTGTCGCGACGGAACCGAAGTAATCCGCGAACTCGTGTCCGAGCCATATAATCTGCTCGTAATCTTGGAGACAGAGGAGCGTGGGCGTCAAAGACACTGGGTCTTCGATAGTTCCTCCGTGATAGTAGACGTCTACGTAAAACGCCGCTGTAGCTAGTGGCGCCGTAGGGTCCTCCTCCGCATCGCGTCGATGTGCGTCTGCGGGAACAATCCATCCGTCTCGGATGTTGCAAGTGACGTACGGTTCTGACACCGTCCCGTAACCGCTGCGCGCTAAGCACGCGTTGAGATAGCGAACGGCCCCATTGTCTCTAATGTTGCCGTAACGAACATCGATAATCCGATGTCCGGAACTTATAAGGCGCGCGAAACACCACACCACTGCCATGCTTCTAAAAG